TTACACCTGGAACTAGATTAACTGGTGCAACAGCAACAATTAAGACTCAATCACTAACCGCTGGACAAAACAGCGTAGTACCTGGTACAACAGTAACCGTTACACCTTGGGCATAAGTAAGTAATTAATATGGCTCGTGTAGCAGGAAGAGGCGGAGCCGCTCGTAATCAACGAGCGGTTTTGCCTTCCTCGCAAGAACTTTTAAATATTCTTTCTCCAATTCTAAGTGGAGGAACAAACTTTGCTGGATTACCAACTGCCGCTTCTACGGGCGAATTCTTTGAGGCAATAAGCGTTGCTACAAATCAATACTATGATCCACAGTCTTATAAAGATGCTGCTCGCCGTAATCAGGCTGGAGTAGCCGTAGGCTCAGATGACTTTCAAACTTTTTATGTTGATGGAGATGGCAACTTTGTAGATAGAAATAAAAGCCGTAAATTTTACGATGAAGAAGATGGTGAGTTAGTAATCCCTGGTGAAAAGGGACCACAAGCAGGAGAATCAGAGGCTGCTGCACCATTATCTGTTGTACCAACATCAAGTACAAACCCAGCAAAACCACGTACAGTGGCTGCTGGATATGATAGATCTCGTGAAGTATTAACCGTTGTATTTCGTGATGGTACGTTTTATAACTATTATGAAGTTAATCCGACAGAGTGGTTAGACTTTAAACGCAGAGTATCTAAAGGTAAATACATCTATCAAAATTTAGACTATAAACCTCGTGGACCTGCTAATGTTCGCTCTATTCCAGCAGCCGCTAGAAAGACACTATACGGATTAGCACGCCTCAACCAGTTAAAAAGTGGGGGCAAACAGAAGAGGAAGTAATGCCAAAGGTACACAATGTCGGATCAGTATTTGTGCAGGTAACTAACTTCCCGTATAAATGGGGTAATAAACTAGCCGTTCGTGGTTGGACGCAAGAAATTGAAGAACCATTTAGGACTGCTACTCCACTTATAGTACGATTACCTTTCTATAAAGCGTTAGTCTTTGGAAAGTGGACAGGAATGAAGTCTGAAGAAGAAGCATTAAATGGCGCACTAGAAAGGCGGGATTTAACTTATGATGATTTTACGGAAGAAGCGGGATGGACACCAGCCCCAGACTCGGATCGAGAAACGAGTATCGACAATCTCAACCCCAGATTTAATTTCATGGATGGAGCAGTCGATGTACACGATTGGAAAACACATTACAATTTGGCAAAGGAATCAGAGTAAAGCGGACATTGACGAAGTACTAATGGGTGCTGAAACATTCCATGCAATTGCAAAAGAATTGAAGCGACGTACAACTAGCGTTTTATAAGGAAAAAATGGAAAACGAGTACGACGATGAAAAGTTTGAAGAAATCAACCCCGAGTTTTATCAGCATGAAGAAAAACCTATTGATGAAGCAATAGACGAACCTTTAGATGAACTATCTCAACAGTTTGTAGATACATTAGTTGAAAAGATTTTAGACTTCTTAAAAGTACTTGTAGGACATGATCTTCATCCATATCAAAAACCACTAGCACGTAGAATTATTGAATCAGTACTTATTAATGATGGTGAAGAAATAACGGCGCTTGCTTCACGTCAGTCAGGAAAATCAGAAACAGTTGCTGACACAGTAGCCACATTGATGGTTCTACTTCCACGTCTTGCAAAGTTATACCCAGATCTACTTGGTAAGTTTAAAGACGGGCTTTGGGTTGGATTATTTGCTCCTACTGAATCACAGGCAGAAACTTTGTTTGGTCGTGCTGTAACTCGTCTTACATCTGAAAGAGCCTTAGATATTATGGGAGATGTAGAAATTGATGACTCTGCAGTACGTGTAGGTGGAGTAACTCGTCAAATAAAGTTAAAGAAATCTGGATCTACTATCACAATGATGACCGCTAACCCTCGTGCAAAAATTGAATCTAAGTCTTTCCATTTGATTGTTATTGATGAGTGTCAAGAAGCAGATGACTTTGTTGTTTCTAAGTCAATCTCTCCTATGCTTGCATACTACGCAGGAACAATGGTTAAAACAGGAACACCCACAACAAGTAAAAACAACTTCTATCGTGCAATTCAAATGAATAGACGTAGACAAACTACTCGTGGAAACAGACAAAATCATTTTCAATGGGATTGGAAAGACGTAGCAAAGTTTAATGCAAACTATGAAAGGTTTATAAGAAAAGAAATGTTACGCATTGGAGAAGAGTCCGATGAGTTCCAAATGTCATACAACTGTAAATGGCTTCTTGAAAGGGGTATGTTTGTTACTTCTACGATTATGGATGACCTGGGTGATACTTCTCAAGAACTTGTTAAAGTCTGGCACAAGACACCAGTCGTTGTCGGTATTGACCCCGCTCGTAAAACTGACTCTACAGTTGTTACTGTGGTTTGGGTTGATTGGGATCGTCCTGACGAGTTTGGTTATTTTGATCATCGAGTCCTTAACTGGTTAGAAATGCAAGGAGATGATTGGGAAGAACAGTACTTCCAAGTTGTTAATTTTTTATCTAACTATGATGTTCTTGCTGTTGGCGTAGACGCTAACGGTGTAGGAGATGCAGTAGCACAACGTCTTAAACTTTTATTACCTCGTGCTGAAGTTATGTCCCTTACATCAAGTCCAAGTGAACAATCTGGGCGTTGGAAACATTTACAAGCATTAATTCAAAGAAAAATGATTGCTTGGCCTGCTCATGCAAAAACACGTCGTCTTCGTACTTGGAAAAGATTTTATCAACAAATGGTAGATGCAGAAGTTCAATATAAAGGTCCTAATTTTTTGGTAGCCGCTCCAGATGAGTCTTATGCCCATGACGACTTTGTAGACTCTTTGGCTATAGCCTGTTCTTTAACTAAAGACCTAGTTATGCCAGAAGTTGTAGCCTCTAGTAATCCTTTTTTTAGTTAGACAACAAAAAAGCACAAAAAGGGTGGAAACTATTACCAAGGAAAAGGCCTTTCCCAAATCAATCCTTAAGGAGTCATAAATGACAATTTCACCAGCACCTCGCTTCCCAGAGCGTGCACCACAAGTGTATGAGCGCAAAGGCGCAGATAACACAACACGTCGTGGTCCACTACGCTTTGAAGAAGGAATTGCAACTGATACAGATGTTCCAAACGATTTTTCTCTAGGTATTCAACAAGGATCAGCAGTTGCTGCTGGTCGTCCAAACCGCAACGCACCAGTACACACAAAATCTGCTGCTGAAACCCTTTCAGAAAGAGCACATGTTGGCTCTGCTGCATGGACAGATGCACCAACTTTCTTAGGTGAGTTTGCACATGGAACAATGAACGATTACTCAGCCGCTAAAATCGAGACTGCAGTTCGTTCAGGTGGACGTACACAACGTATTTCACCAACAGTCGTAAACGACTAGTAGTTTAATTAACGCTGAACTCCGTCTATGCACTAGTGTATGGGCGGAGATCGGTTATCTTTCAGGAGGATAAATGCGTAAACCTGCTAACCCAAAACTGTATTCAATGTTTGTTGCACAGGCACGGGCTAAGTATTCGTCTTACCCAAATCCAGGTGCAAGTGCTTGGGTTAGTAAGAAGTATCAACAAGCGGGTGGAAGATATATTGAAACAACTGAAGCAACTCGTCGTGCAGGTATGGCTAAAAAGAAAAAAGAAAATGAAGATAATAAAGAACGTGAAAGTAAAAAAGAAATAACTAAATCTAAAAAGGATAAAGGCAAGAAGTAATGTCATTTCTAGACTTTAGTCCGCCGTCATATAGGGCGGCGTCAAGTGACTTAACCATCTCTATTTCCCCACTGGGATTAGTAGAACTTGCTGATGAAGAATTTGAAGTACACGGTCCACGCCTAAACCGTTACTCTCTTAACTGGGCGATGTATCTTGGACATCATTGGGGGTATCGTCGTGAGCAAGGCGAAATGCAGATCGCTGTTAACTATTATCGGGCGTTTAATGATTATCTTTCCCGTTTTACTTTTGGTAGTGGTGTTCATTTTCGGTCTCCGAAAGCGACTGAGGCAATTATACCTGACAGGTTGGAACGTATTTGGGAAGTAGATAACGACAAAATGCGTGTCCTATTAGAGATAGGACAACAAGGCGGAATTACAGGCGACGTATTTGTTAAAATAGCATACGAAGAACCTTGGACAGATTCTGCTGGACATTTACACCCTGGAAAAGTTCGCATTCTTCCAATGAACTCTTCTTTTTGTTTTCCTGAATTTCACCCACATGATAGAACAAGATTATTAAGATTTAAACAAAAGTACCGTTTCTGGGGAACATCTCTAGAAGGTACACGACAAGTATTTACTTACACTGAAATTCTTACTGATGACGTAATTGAAGAATACGTCAACGATGAGTTGATTGACTCTCGTCCGAATCCACTAGGACTTATTCCAGTGGTTCACATTCCTAACGTTCCTGTTTCAGGATCTCCGTGGGGTCTCGCAGACGCACACGATATCATCACTATAAACCGTGCATATAACGAAATTAGCACTGATGTTGCAGACATCATTAACTACCACGCATCACCAGTAACGGTAATCGTGGGTGCTAAAGCCTCTAACTTAGAAAAAGGCGCTAAGAAAGTTTGGGGCGGTCTTCCAAAAGATGCTCAAGTTTTCAACCTTGAAGGTGGCGCTTCTGGAATAGATGGTGCATTAAAGTACTTAGAACTTCTTAAGCGCTCAATGCACGAAATCATGAACATCCCAGAAACCGCTCTGGGACAAGTTCAAGCAATTTCTAATACTTCAGGTGTTGCACTTTCTATTCAGTATCAACCATTGATGAATCGTTACTCACAAAAAGTTGCTCAGTATGGTAAAGGAATTGAAAGAGTAAATGAACTTGCTCTTCGTACTTTGTTCTTAAAAGAACCAGAGACAATGCTCTATAACCCAGATATTGACGGGCCAATTAAAGAAGGTCAGTTCCCACAATTAGATCCTAATGATCCTATTTCTTATCAAAATTATGTTCAGTTCCCAGCACCACTTCCATTAGATAAGTTAATTGCTCTTAATGAGATTCAAACTAAACTTGGTATGGGTCTAGAGTCTAAAGAAGGTGCACTTCGTACTCTTGGTGAAGAATTCCCAGAAGAAAAACTACAGGAGATTCGTAAAGAACTTATCTCTGATGCAGAGGCTGATGGCGCTCTACAACTTGTTAAAATTCAAATTCAAAAAGCCATTATGGACATGACAGGCATGATGCCTGGTCCTGATGGCAGTAGCGCTATACCAATGCAACCAACCGAGTTAGGTGATGGAGATGTTATGGGTGATGGAGTTGAAGGAGCACCAACTCCTGACAATATAAAGGATCCAGAGACCCAAGCCATGGAAGGCATGGAACAACAGGCCGAGGCTGAGATCCGCAACAAACTTGTCACTGATGCCTATGGAACAAAAATTCCACAAAGGAGAGCAGTAGACAAGGACTAAATAGAATTCTGATATAAAATATCAGATACAACGAGACAACCCGTTACTTTTGTAATGGACTTATCTCGTAATAACCCAGTGGCACGCCGAAAGGCATTCGGACAACGACCCAAGAAAGATAAGTGATTACTATGGAAAACACAGTAGAACAGTCAGACTTATTGTCACCAGAAATTCTGGCGTCAGTAACGCAAGTACAAGAAGTTCCAAGTGAGGTGTCAGTGTTTACTGCAGATGACGTTGCTAAGGCTCGTGAACAAGAGAAAGCAAAGTTATATCCTCAAATGGAAAAGATGAAAGAAGAACTTTCTGCATTAAAGAAGGCTCGTGAGGACGATGATTCTCGCAGAGCACAATTTGAAGCACAAAAAGAAACAGAACGTATAGCACAAGAAAACGCCAAAGCAGAAGAAGAATTATCTGCTAAGGACCTTCTCAAGAAGAAGGAGCAAGAATTTCAGTCAATGCTAGAGGCTGAGCGTCTTGAAAGAGAACGTGCATTTGCTCTGTTAGATCAGGAACGTAAGTTCCAAGAACTTTTAAATTATCGTCAACAGAGAGTTGAACAGGAAAGAGAAAATATTGTTCCTGAATTAATCGACTTAATTGACGGTAACACTGCAGATGAAGTTGAGCAAAGCATCGCAATGTTAAAAGAAAAATCTGCTCGAATTTTGAGTTCTGCACAACAAGCAATGCAGAGCGCAAGACAACAAATGGCAGGGACTCGTATTACGAATCCTGCCGCAGGACCCCTCGATAACGACTCGGAACAAAAATCGTACACTCCTGATTCAATCAGGGAAATGTCATTGGCGGACTATGCGAAACAACGAGCCAAATTACTTGGCAACGCAGCATCAAATAGAGGCCAGGGTCTTTTCGGTTAATACCCTCAATCAACTACAGAAAGGACTGCCCTAAATGGCGTCTGCAATTACAGGCACTGGCCAACTCGCTGGTGCACCAACCGCTTACTCAGGCTCAAACTCAAGCCTGAACCAAGCAATTCAAACAATCTGGTCTAAGGAGATCTTATTCCAGGCAATGCCAATTCTTCGCTTCGAGCAATTCGCAGTTAAGAAAACTGAACTAGGAGTTGCTCCTGGTCTTCGTGTGAACTTCCTACGTTACAAGAACTTTGCTGTTGATGCTACACCTCTTACTGAAGGTGTACGTATGACAACAAACGCTCTAACAGCGGAACAAATTGCAATCACAGTTGCAGAACACGGCTACGCAGTAGCAGTTTCTGAACTACTTCTTAACGCATCTTTCGATGACGTTATGGCTTCTGCTTCACGTCTACTAGGTCGCCACATGGCACAATACTTAGACGTACAAGCACGCAACACACTTTCTGCTGCAACTTCTGCAGTGTTCGGTTATGACCGTTCAGCAGTACAAGGTGTTAATGACTGGTACAACGAAGGTACTGTAGCAACACAATTTTCTGACCTAGATGGTAACTACAAGTTATCAACTGGT